TTCCGACCATTCGGAAGACGGGTGCATATTCGCTTCCAACGCTCACTCCAAACGAAGCCATTGCCTTATCACTGAAACAAACGGCAGATATGATGACAAAGTTTCCAGTGCTGGAAAATCGTCTAGATCAGGTAGAACAGAAGGTAGACGAACAGATCACGCTTAATAGTGGCGAACAGAACCAGCTCAAAAAATCAATTCTCACTCGCGTATGTCAATTTGAACAGGATAAGGATGCAAGAAAGCCGCTATTTAGACTTTTGTATAAGGAACTCTATGAACGGTACGATGTTCCAAGCTACAAAGACATCTTACGCAAAGATTTAAAAGAGGCACTGCAGTTTGTGGGTGCATGGAGACCAAAGCGCAGCGATCTTGATCGCATAGCTAATTAAGAAAGGGGATATGAACATGATTAAGTTCGTCGGAATCATTCGCGGTACGTACAGCGAAATGCAAGCAATTGGCGAGGGCACACAAGTTGTACACAATATCTCAGGCACCACGCTGGATGGTGTGTTGGACAATCTGATTCTTCCGGAGTGGATTTACAAGCTGTATGTAAACGGTCGTCGTATTGCGAATCCAGAAAAGTATCTCAAACGTAAGGGGTTGTGGGCTAACTACGTACGAAAGGGTGATTATGATGATCAAGCGTAAGGTGGGTAAGAAGACAGTCGTAAGCTTGCTCGGCGTTCCACTAGCTGAACTTGTAAGCCGCACTGAATATCCGGTAAAGGTAAATGATTCAGTTGCCGACCAATGGAGGAACACAACGGTAAGGATGGACAAGCTTCTTACAACCGGCAGACGCTGCCGTGGAGACGTGGGGGTGCAAGCATGATTATCAAGGGGAAGTCGTGGCGGTCGCTTACAAGCGGCGAGAAGATGTCAGCATTGGAGTACATGGCCTACTTGACTAAGAAGATGTGGGAGGCGAGAGTGTGACCATTCAACAACGGGCGCAAATCGAACGTGCATATGAAGAATACATGCCGCTATACGATCGATATCTGAATGAACCGAATCCAGAAATCAGACAGCAATTGAGTAACCAAATGGATGTGATCGGTCGGAAGTTTGGATTCGATGGTGGTGTAGGAAAATGAGGCCAACATGTGGATGCGGGCGTAAGGCAGAATACCTTTGCTACGAAGAAGAACAGCCGCATTGCGAGGCATGCATGAAAGAAGCTATCGAATGTGCGGTCTATATCATGGTGAAAAAGCCACTAGATTGGGGGAAATGGGAGAATGGAAGAACTTCGAAAGGCTATATGCCTGCTAGCAAAGTTGCAAAATAACACCACTGGAGCATCAACGGCTGCTGCACTCTCAGATATAGCTTGGTTCTTGCAACACGACTTAACAGATGTAATCGATCTTTTGCTACAAGCAGAAAGCGAAATGGCCGCGGTGGGGGCCGCGACCAATTCAACACTGGAATAAAAATAGTTACGTGCATTATATCACAATTTTGGGAGGATGCAACATGAGTAAAACTCAGCTCTATCAAAAAATGAGTGCTGTTATGCAGAAAGTAGATTATCTGCAAAAGGATGACCGCGTTGAATTTGGCAACACCAAGTACAAGGCGATCAGCGAAGAAAAGGTTACTTCTACTGTTCGTGAAGCGTTGATAGAGCAGGGATTAGTTATCTTCCCTTTTGAGCAGCACCACAGCAAGGAAGGAAATTTAACAACTGTGGATGTTAAATACAAAATCGTTGATACAGAAACAGGCGAATATGAAGTGATTGTATCGTCTGGTACCGGGGCTGATACGCAGGATAAGGGCGTAGGAAAGGCTATGACTTACGCCTATAAATACTTAATGCTTCGAACGTTCGCAATTCCTACAGGAGAAGACCCGGACAAGACGAGCAGTGCCGAACTTGATGCACAAGCGCAACAGCAGAAACGACAGCCAGGTAACGGAAAGGAAAATCAATCATCATCTGAAGGCCAGAAGATCAAGCCAAGTTTAGAGGCTAAATACAGACATATTCATGGGAATACAGATGGACTGCCTGATTTCATTAAAGAACATGGGGCAGAAGCAGAAAAGGTATTGACTCAAATGCTTATGGATCGACAGGGGGCGTAATAGATGTTAAACCGAGTGATTTTGATAGGCCGACTTACACGAGATCCTGAATTGCGTTACACATCAGGTGGAGTTGCAACGACTCAATTTACGCTTGCGGTAGATAGACCTTTTACCAGCCAAGGCGGTGAGCGTGAGGCAGACTTCATCCCAGTTGTGACTTGGAGGCAGCTTGCAGAACTCTGCGCCAACTATCTACGAAAAGGCCGTCTAACAGCAGTGGAAGGCCGTATGCAAGTACGCAGCTATGATAATAGCGAAGGGAAGCGCGTTTATGTGACGGAGGTAATCGCGGACAATGTGAGATTCCTTGAGCGGTCTACAAATGACGGTGAAGTCCCTTCTTATGGTGAACAACCGCCAACGGGATACGAAGATAAAGACTTGCCATTCTAGGAGGGCTAATGGAACTTACACGTATAACAGGTGAGATACATGGAGCCTCTCAGCGCCTTAGTAGGTCAGCTGACGCGTTGTTCGACTTGGGCAGGGAAAAGGCTGAGAGCGAAAGAGATTACCGCTCAGCACTTGCTCAAGAGATTCTAAGGCTTAAAGCCGATGGGATGCCTGTATCAATCATTACGGACATAGCAAAAGGCAATGTATCTAAACAGCTTTTTCAGCGCGATTTAGCCGAGGCGAGGTTTAAAGCTGGCATAGAAGCAGCTGACGCAATAAAGGTACAGGTTTCGGCCTTACAAACGATTCTAAAATATCAAACGGATGTGTGATTCATGACACTACCATTTAATCCGGTACCGAAACCGGGGAAGAGCAAGCGAATGAAGTTAACGCAGAAGCAGATGGGCGATATAAGCCCTTCTGTGGATGCGGAGCTAAAGGATCGAAGCAAAGGTATATGCGAGATGTGCGGCAAGGCGTGGGCGACAGAGAGAGCGCATTTAACCGGACGGAAGCAGCTTGATTGGAAGACGAAGGTCACGGATCTGCTGCACCTTTGCACGGATTGCCACCGGTGGTTAGACGACACACCAGAAGGCATACGCTTCAGAAAGTTAGTTGCCAGAGTTATAAACACCTCACTTTCCTCCGATTACCGAAACATTCCGGGAATTTCCCGGAACATCTCAGAAACTACTAGAAGTGAAAGGAGTGTTGACGATGGCTGAAAAGCGCATGCTTTCGAAAGTCATATCTATTTCGGAAAAAGTGAATGAGTTGCCTGACGTATTCGACATGCTGCTTTTCACATGGATGATTCCTCATACTGATGACTTCGGGCGTATGGTTGGTTCTCCAGCCAAGGTGAAAGCACTTGTGGTTCCTTTACAGAGCAAGGATATCAGTGAAATAAAGGCGTCGTTAAGCCGTTTACATGAAGCTGAATTGATCGCTTGGTATGAGGTTGACGGGGAAAGATTCATTCAGATTTTGAACTTTGATAAGCATCAACAAGGTCTTCACAAGCGTACAAAATCAAAATTTCCTGAGTACATTCCAGACAATTCCGGGAAATTCCCGGGGATTCCCTCTGAACTGAACAGAACTGAACAGAAGAGAACTGAAGAGAACAGAACTGAACTAGAACAGATTTTTGATAGTCGTAGTCCTGAAATATTACAAGACAACCCATTCAAATTATTCGAGTCTGAAGGATTCGGGATGCTGAGTTCATTCCTTTCAGAACGAATCAAAGATATGGAGGATGTATACGGCAGCCGATGGGTATGTGAGGCCATGAAGAAAGCAGTTGTAAAGGGTAAACGGAATCTTGGATATGTTGAAGGCATTTTAAAGAACTGGAAAGCAAACGGAATAGATGAACCTTGGAAGGAGGAGCAGAATGCAGAAGGCAATCAAAGCGCTGGATCTGGAAGAGTTAAAACGACGAGCGGCGGCAGCGAAAGCGAATTCGCGTTCCTCGACAAGCCGGGAAGAAGCTAAGTATGAATGTCCTAAGTGTAAAGACTTGCGCGGATTTTTTAAAAAGTTACCTCAACGGCACGGTGATATAGAATACTTTGTTGATTCTTGGGTCGATTGTGAATGCGAGAAGAGACGGAACTTGGAACGACTATTTAAAGCATCCGCTATTACCGAGGAGTTCCGCAAGAAGACATTTGATGTCTTTGACCTGAACGTACCAGAAATCGTAAGAGAGGCCTATACAGTTGCTTGTGAATATGTACGGGACTTTGACAACATCAAAGATCAACGTCAAAACAGCATAGCTCTCCTTGGGCGACCTGGTAGCGGCAAGACAACACTGCTTATGGCGGCTGCTAATGAGCTTCTGCAGCGAGGGATAGAAGTTCTCTACTTCCCATGGGTGGAGGGGTTCAACGAACTAAAGAACGATTTGAGTGCATTGGATGAACGTATAGGGCGGCTACAACGAGCAAAGATGTTATTCCTTGACGATGTGTTCAAGGGGCGAACGGAGCCTACACCGTTTCAACTGGAACAACTATTCGCCATCGTTAACTATCGGTACCTAGAAAATCTGCCACTCATGATTAGCTCAGAGCGAAGCTTCGCACAGATGTGCGGAATTGACGAGGCAATCGGCAGCCGGTTACGAGAAATGGCAAAGGGACATACAGTGACGTTGGCGGGCGGAATGGAGCTCAACTATAGATTGAGGTGACAGCGGCATGTGCGAAGTCTGCGAAGACACAAAGGTAATGGTGTGGCAATTTGAAGGCTGTTTAAAAATAGGGCCGTGCCCGTGCTGTAGCAATCCAGCGGCAGAGGACGACCATCCGGGGGCGAGGTAAATGTTTGGTAGTGATTATAAAAGCAGCGGAGTAAGAGCGGTACCACGGCGCGATATAGCAGCAGAGGATGCAGGTAGAAAGCCTAGTGATGTCACAAAACGGCAAATGACACCAGAAGAAAGGGCAAGGATGGAGAAGATAGGGCCGTACAAAACGTACAACGGGAAGAGTTCAAAAGTCATTGTTCCGGGGGTGCATTCGAAATGAACTTTGCAGCAGCAACAACATTGCAATTATGCATGGTAATCCATGACGAGAAAGCAACCGAAGAGGACAAGCAAGCCGCAACCAAGGAAATATGGAACCGCATCGGCAAAGAAAAGAACGGACAAGAGCAGCATGGGTAAGGAAACGCAACTGCAGGATATATGGGATAGCTGGGACTATCATTTCCGAGAAGCACTTGAGCGTGCCGACAGCATAGCACGGAAAATGTTTGCTGAAGCTTCCCTGTTCAGCGTACCAAGGGAAAAGCAAGAAGCATTCTTCAAAGCAAAGACAGCTGAACTGCTGGAAGATATAGCGCGTCAGGCGAACGGAACATAGTCAAATTTTGATTCTATGAAAATATTAATATATTCGGTCATCTGGAATATAAACGATCTCAGAAACGAAAATAGGAGGCGTTAGCAACGTGATTGAATTTACAATATACGGCGAGCCAGTTGCCCAGGGACGGCCTAAGTTTTCAACGGCAGGAGGATTCGCGAGGGCATATGACCCTGAGAAGTCCCGAGATTTCAAGGATTACGTGAGGCTGGCGGCAAGTGAACACGCGCCGAATGAGTTAATAACCGAACCACTGCGGCTGGGAGTGACATTTTACAGACAGATTCCCAAGAGCTTCGGTAAGAAAAAGGCCGTAGAAGCCGAGGAAGGGCGCTTGTTGCCTGTTACAAAGCCAGACATAGACAACTACCTCAAGAGCGTGAAGGACGCGCTAAACGGCGTTATATGGCGTGACGATAGTTGCGTT